AGGTGTAGCAACAGCAAGTTCTTCCCTTAACCCTTTAATTGCCGATTGAGTTTGTCCAAATGTACCAGCTATTTTAGCGGTAAATGTCGCATATTGGTTATCTAACTCAATAGTTCTTTGTGACCAAGTATTGTAAGCGTCATCAACAATAGTACCTAATTTTTTTACAATATCACCGACAGAATTAAGACTATTAGATATTCCTGACGTATTTGGTGCGTTTGGATTTGGTGGAACTACTTGCATATCTTAATAAATAGAATAATTAGGTATTTTTTATTCCCTCAATTATTTTATCTATCAAATACCTACGAGCATATGTAGGCATTTTCATAAAATCAGTCCAAGATGTGTGTAAATTTTTTGATAAAACGAAATATTCGTCTAACTGATAGGAGGCGTAATCAGAAGAAAATGCGAAAAAACTCAACCCCAAAGGCGATTTCTACATCTACCTTGTTTCCTGACGGGGCTATAATTGTTCTTCTTAAATCCAATCGTGGTTCGTTCTCATCAATAAAATTTCTGATAAATTTTGAATCCATTATGGGTAATCCTTCTACAAATCTATTAATAGTACCTTGCTCACTATCACCTTCTACACTGATAATTTGTTTTTGCAGTTTCCAAGTTACTTTTGGTGCCACTCTACCAGCCGGATATTGGTCAGCCAATTTGTTAATTTCACCAATTTCTTTAAAAGTCAAAGGTTTTACTTTAACAGTTGCGTTTGATTTTGGTAATTTAACTGTAAAACTACCATCTTCATTTGGTTCTTGTGACGGTTTTCTAAAATCCAACTCGTCCAACAAAATTTCAGTTGAAAACCTTTTTCCCGTCTCAGGGTCATTAGTTGAAATTTTATACTCGGGACCAAATGATGTATTTCTTAAAAATATCAAAATGGCTTCAATATCACCATTTAACATTTCATCAGGTTTTAAATCTGGTTCATATAACTTGGAACGTACCAATGTCATAACCAAATCATCAGGGTTAACCGACATAATTACATTCTCATCGGCAGCTGTTAAATAACCTACCTTAACAGATTTTTTCTTTGATTTATAAAACTTACCTTCTGAAGGTAGTTTTACCACATCGTGTGGTAAGTTAAAATCTTGTTGACCATACTTTAATACATTTTCATCCATAAAAAAAAACACAGGGATTAGACCCTGTGTTAAATATACCGTATTAAATTAATTTATCAATATAAAATAAAATACAAAATTAGTAAACCAAGATACAACGGTCCATTTGCATTGTAACGTCTAATCCAGCTAATTTGTCATCACTATATGATACGTTATCCCAAGCGGATTTTGTAATCATACATCCCTCAAGAATCCATTTTTCCACAACAACACCTGTTGGGTCCAACATCTCAAGGTCAACATTCTTTTTATAACCCGCAGCGTATCCCATACGACCTGTAACTGATTCAGCGTGTAAACGAACCCACTCCATAAGAGCTTGTGTTGCTGATGGACCAATTGGGTCACGGAATTTAACTGAGATTGGATTCCATTTGAATCTACCTGCTACAAATGTAGAAGTGTTCAAAAATTGTATCTCAACAGGGTTAATGTCAATACTTGGTCTTCCTGATGATTCTACGAACCATTCATTAATACCTAAACTTGTGTCAAACCTTAGTATAAATCGGTTCGCTCTTTTTGGTTCGTAAGGAACCGGCATTTTCATTAATAAATCAGCCATGGTATATTCTTTTTAGTTTTTTGTTTTAGTTTATTTATCTATAAATACATGTTGTTTGAAAATTTTTGTATTTACTTTAATTTTTTAAAAATTATCATCGTTTAGTATCTAGTTTTAGCTCCTTTACCAGTATAGTAATTCTTTAACATTGGTTCATCTTCAAAACTAGACTTCATTACTTCTACATTCTTTAAATCATCATCTGAAAAGCCAATACTAGGAACAAATTTATTTTTTACATCATTTTTAAGATATAATTTTTTACCTAAATCTTTGGCTTGGGATTTAACATAAGAAATAAATTCTCTCATTGCGTCCACTTTTAATTGTTCGGGGTTCGCGGCTCCTGTTGAATCTAAAAAACTAACGGGATAATATTTGTTCATGTCAAGATAGTCTTTAATTAATTCCATATCTGACTTGTCCTCCATACCTGAAATGTCCCTGTATTTTCTAAGATTCTTTAATAATAAGTCTTTATTAATACCCTGATGGTCGGACACAATTAAATTATAAATTGCGTCTTTAATAGTGTCGGGGTTATGACCACGAGCTGTAATGATAGAAAAAATTGACCCGTTATTAATTGCTTCAACAAAATCAGACCAAGCAGGACCTGTTTTTGCTTTCATTGCATCAATCTTAAATTGTTTGTCACCACCTTCTCTAAAATTTCTATAAGGTTGGTCAGCATATCCAACAATTTTGTTTCCTTTGTAATCAAATTCTTCTTTACCTATTTGATGTCTATGTTCAGCAAAATCTTCTGTGGACATTGGTACTTCATTATTATTTTCATCTTTTAAGATAATTTTTGTTGGCATGTACATTAAGTTGTCATCCCAATCAAATGCGTAATACTTTAAGTCTGGCGTACCAGCATCATCAAAACCTTCACGTAATGATGATACTGGATTATTTTTTTTGTTTTTCAACATAAATTATTAAATGTTTTCAAACGAAGCTCCTGTTGGAGTAATTAAGAATTCAATGTCAATGAATTCCAACGCTTTTGTTGGTTTTAAGTAAATTTTACCTGTCATAGTATTTCTATCTAAATCTTCAGGTGAGTTACTTACAGTAACACGGAAATCATATAAACCTCTGTCTCTTCTGATAGCATCCAAGATAGGGTTAACTGAATCCAAGAAATCTTGTCTTACTTTAGCGTCGTTTTGTTCAAACAACAATCTTACAGCCACCGCTGAAATCAACTTACGAGCTTGTAATAACAATCTTCTTACATTGATTCTGTTTAATGCTGAATCTGCAATTTGAAGAGTTTTGTTACCCCAAATTACTGTTCCAACATCAGAGAATGTTGCAATAGGGTTAATTCTACCTTGATACAAAGTATCTCTATCTTCTTGTGTAAGTTTCTTACGAGCTTTAATAGCATTTACCAAACCTCTTGTGTAACCCGCAGTTGCGAACCAAGGGAATGATACGTTATCAGTCAAAGCTAAGTTTCTACAAACTTCATTTGTTGGTGGTAAGTAGATTTGTGTATTATTAACAGTATCTCTAACCAAAATCCAAGGGTAGTAAGTTGCGGTATAGTTAGAATCAATACCTGTGTTAGCCAAATTATCAACCGCTTCTGTTGGGTAAATAAAGTTTCCTGTATTTGTTGGAATATATACGTTACAATCAGGTGTAGTACAAATGTAGATTGAATCCGCTCTATTGTAAGTAACCATTGAAATTGAATCCTCAACTAAGTTTGAGTTATTAACGTAATCAATACCAGGTGTTGCAAATACATTTATGTTTACCGCTTCAGGGTTATTAAATGTATAGATACCTAACAAGTATGCGTAGTAATCAGTATTTGCGAAATCAGTAAAGTTACCAATATTGATTGGTTTAAAAGCTCCCCAACCTGTTGCGTTTGGATATCTTGTTGTTGGACATGCACCTTTTTGGTAACCTTGTCCCCCCAACATAAATTCATCTTTATTTGTTCTATGTTCACAATAAATGTCCCAACCATCAAAACCATTTTGTACTAAGAAAGAGAATTTTCTTGCTTGTATTTGATAGTAAGGATTTGCTGGTGTGTCGGGGTCACTTTGGAAAGAAGCATCTCCACAGAAGAAAGCTGGTGTTCCCATAGTAGGACCATATGCGATTGTTACAACAGTAGCACCTGAATCCATGTGGAAACCTCTTGTTATATAATCCCAAGGTAATCCCTCACTTGATTCGTCACAATATTGTGAAGCCGCTTGTCTACCTTTATATTCATAAAATGCTGGGTCATAACCAATTTGAGAAGAAATACCCAAATATGTTGTTCTTACTCTATCACCAGCACTAACTACAGGATTATCAAGACCTGCTGTAGTTCCAAATGGTGGGTTATAAATAACCTGTCCAGGGAAATTATATTCTGTTTTATAGATTGGGAACGGAGGTGTTGCTGAGTCATATTCTCTAATAACGTAACCTTCAAATCCACAAGGAACAGAATCAATATGTGCATCAGGGTTAACTTCTAACATGATGTATTTTGAATTCAATGCGTATTCACCATCACTTGTTCCAATTTTAACAGCCACATAACTATTTGAACCTGGATTCATTGTACAATTTGTGAATTTTTCTAAGATTACTGGATTTGAGTCAGTATCATAAAAACTACGAACCGCTAAATCAAAACTTAAATTAGCAAATGATATATTAGAAATTGAAACTTTAATTTGTGTATTTGCACTATCTCCGTCAGCAACTGCGTAAATTTTAAATAACTTGTCAACAGTACTACCAAATAATTGAGATACTACATAAGGGGATTCTGGTGATTGATATTTTTGTAAATAGTTTGCAATTGTTCCTGATGGGTTTGTATATCTAACACCAGGTAATGCCACTAAATTAGAGTTAATACCTCTGATGTAACCTTTATTGTATGCGTAATTTAATAAATTTGGGAACGCTTCTTCAACAAATAAAGGTACATCCGTTCTAAGTTTACCAAAGTTGGTAACACCAAATGCCTTTGTAATATAATTTGAATCTGTTGTACTTAAAGATGTTGCGAATGAGAATGTATCACCATCTTTAGTTACACCAGAAATTGCAAATTCATTAAATGGGTTTTGAGAAATTGATGCGTAAGTTCCTGAGTTATCAATAATCACAGAAGTTAAACCAGTAACAGTATAAGATGGTCCCGTACTTCCAGCACCATAAGTAGCAATACCTCTTGAACGGAAAGTAGCCGCCACTAAATTGTTATAATCTGTGTATGCAGTTCCTGTGTAGTTATAAAGTGTTCCTGAAACAGTACCCGAATAAACTCCTGAACCAAGATTAACCATTTTAGATATTACATTATAGAATGAATATCCTGTATAAGCATTTCCTGAAGAAATATCAAAGTTAGCGTAATACCAAGTATCATTATTACCTGAAGTGAAATCAGCATCTGATGTTGTTACACCTGATACACCATATACGTTAGTTGCTGCAGTATATGCCGATAAACTTGGTGATGCTCCTGATGGGATAGTACCAAAGTAATCAATTGTAAAACCTGAACCTACACCACCAGCATTTATAATTGGTGATATTTGTGAGTTAAGGTTATCTTGAATAGTTGATATACTACCATTAAATTGTGTATAATCTGTGTTAAGAGCATTTTCAATAATTGCTGGAAATGAAGTTGTAAAGTCTATACTGGTAGAACCAGTAGACCCTGTCCAATTAACAGAGTATACCGTTGAACTTCCATTCAATCCAACAGTTGTTGTATCAACGTTGGCAATTGTAGTTATTGACCATGACGGTCCTGCATCATACCCCGACAATCCCAATACTCTTGTTACGAATAATTGGTTAGACTGTTGTAGGTAGGATTTGGCGATGTACGCCAATTCATATTTAGGAATTTGTGTGTTTACAAATTTTTCTGGGACTGTACCCCCGAAATAAGACTCAAAGTCTGAGTAGTTTGTGATGAAAATGGGTTCAAAAGCCGGACCCATTAATGTCTCACCAACAAGACCAAGTGTGGTTACCCCAACACTTTGTGCTACAAAACTAAGGTCTCTTTCAGATGTGTATACACCGGGAGAAACGAAAACTTTATTTGATACTGCCATTTTTCTTTATGTTCAATTGTTTTATTTATGTATAAATATTATGAAATTTAAGAAAAACTTTACTTTGGAGTATCTATTTATAATATGGGCAGAATATTTTCTGCCTTTATTCTACCTATGGAAAAGAAAATAAAGAATTTGAAGATATCAGTAGAGGCACACGACATTTTGAAGAAATACTGTGATAAACACGGTATTAAGATGTACAAGTTTTTGGAAAATTTGATTAAAGAAAAATGTCAAATTAAAAAGGACATTTACGGGGAATCATAACAACTTGATTCCGTATTGTAAGATGGCTTCATCACCAACAGTTTTTTTAACAACTTCAAATCTTAAAATATCATTTGTGTTAACCTGAATTAATGTAACATCGGTACCATAAAAATCATTATTAATATAGACATCATAACTATCAATATTGATTTGTCCTTGTGTTATAAAATCACCTGTATAATCCACATTTAATTGTTTTGTTGTTGCGTTGGCGGGTATTGTAACTGACAACTGAAATGTGTCTTTATTTTCAGGAAACTTTTTTCTTTTTGGTAATGTGGTTTGTGCGTTAATTTCCGTGTAATTCATAACTCTTGAAACCGCAGGTGCAACTTCAAACTCATTTTCATCCATTAAAAATCCTAACATTGTGAATTCATAGTTTTGAATGTAAAATCTTCTTTTTTCTAATTCAACCACCGACTCATCAGAAATGTTACCCATTATAATTGGAATATAATGTCCGTTAATTTTTCTGTAGGCTTGTCTTGATGCAAAAGTTTGAATTACATTTTTGTTAAACTCATTCAACTCTCTCATTCTATTACAAACAATTTTAACATTATAAGTAATATCAACGGGAACAGGTTGTGGAATCTTATAAATGTCCAAACCCTTAATGTTTCCATTCCAAGATGGAACGGCTGCGTAAAAATATTCTTTTCTATTTGGAATATTATACATAATCGCAGGATTGCTCCCGTATTTAACTTCAGGTTGACGAACAACTGTAATAAACGGAGGTTCGGGGTTATCGTTTAAATCTGAAAAATTCCAAGTTTGTGTAAACTGAGACCAGTTCTGAGTTGTGATAATAATATCAATCATTGGTATTATACTACCAGCAACAATTGTTTTTAAATCTTCTTTTACAAAATCTAAAAACCCCCTATCTAAGTCGGGGTGCATTAATGACTTTGGTAAATAAGTTCCGTCTTCTTTAATATATTGAAGAAGTTCTTCTCTACGCTGAAGAAGTATTTTTTCAGGCTTAAGATTGATGGTAGGTATAACCTGTTGTTTTCTTGGTAATCCCATTATAGTCCCATAAATTCATTTGCACTTACAGGTGCCGCCACGTATGAAACATAGAATGGTTTATATCCACCGTAAGTATGTTTATTGTCATAATTTGGTGTTCCCGCATTTACAACAGAATAATATCTAACATCCGCTTCAGAAACCCAATACCCAATGTAATCACCCAAGTTAATGTTAACTTGTAAGTCAATTAAATCTTGTGTGTAGATACTAAACTTCATATTACCAGGTTCATTTTGAATAACTTTTGAATTACCCAAGAATTTGTTATCAGGTTGTAAAATCTGAACATAAGCATTGATTGATACAGGTGGGAAAAATTGAATACCATTTTTTTCAACCTCACCATAAACATCATCATTAACGGTTTTGGTTCTATCAACACTATATAATACAATCTTAAAATTCATATCACCGTCCAACCATTCACGACCCATAGATACGTCAAGTGAAAAATCTTCACCACCAAAAAATTTACCTAATCTTGTAATTGGAACTAACTGTTGTGCCATACTTGATAAATATACTGAAATTGATTATCTTTTGTTAGATTGGAAAATACTGAAAACACATATAATGTCTCTGTGTTAGAAAGAAAGGCTCTTGATTTATTAGAGACGTATCAGGGTGCCAATAATTATATCATACGTTTAAGACAAAAACAGATTGATAACAAAAAGTTTTATCCAACTCGTGCTCAAGCAGAGTATATTATAAATTATCACGAAACATCACCAAAAGTTGCGAAGAAATGGGTGGAACTTGATTCTTATTTTGCTCAAAAAATTGCCAATGATAAATTACTTTCATCTGTACCAACAAAAGTATATGTTGAAAAACTTTTGGTTGAAAAAGATACCGCCTACCATATTTGGGGAAAATATTTTGAATCAGAACAAGTCTACGACTTTTGGATTCCAAAGGTTGCGTTAATAAAAGATAATAAAGTTAAAGATGTTGTAATTGATTATGAAAAATACTCTCATCGTCCACCACTTGAACACCAAAAAGAAGCAATTAAATCTTTGGTTGAGAATAAAAAGTTTATTCTTGCCGATGATATGGGTTTGGGTAAGACAACATCAACCATTATTGCCGCTTTGGAAACAGGGGCAAAAAAGATTTTGATTATTTGTCCCGCATCTTTGAAGATTAACTGGCAACGTGAGATTGAAAATTATTCAGACAAACCAACATCAATTATTGAAGGTAAAAAATGGGAAGATGGTACTTTTGTTATTATCAATTATGACATTATTAAAAATTTCCACGATGAAAAAAAGAAAGGTGATTCTATTTTATTGAAAACAAAGTTTGATTTGGTAATTATTGATGAAGCACACTACATTCAAAACAAACAAGCCCAAAGAACCAAGTTAATCAATGACTTTGTATCCAATGTTGAAAGGCTTTGGTTGTTAACAGGTACACCAATTACTTCAAGGCCAATTAATTACTTCAATTTATTAAACTTAATTGAGTGTCCTGTGGCTAAAAATTGGATGGCTTACGTTAAAAGGTATTGTAATGGTTTCCAATTCCAAGCAGGAAGAAGAAAAATTTGGAATGTCAGTGGAGCATCCAACTTGGAAGAGTTAAGAGACCGAACAGCACCTTTGGTATTAAGAAGATTAAAGGAAAATGTTTTAGATTTACCCGATAAAATTATCACACCTGTTTACCTAAGATTAAAATCAAAAGAATATGAAGCCTTAATGGGTGAGTATTATGATTGGTACGATAAAAATGGTGATTCTGATTCATTAACACTTCAGTTTACCAAACTTACAAAAGTAAGACAGGTGATTGCCGAAGAAAAAGTTCCATCAACAATTGAAATTTGTGAGAACATTGTTGAACAAGGTAAGAAAGTGATTGTTTTTACTAACTTTACCAAAACATTGGAGATGATATTAGAACATTTTGGAAAAAGTGCTGTTAGACTTGATGGACAAATGTCCCAAAAAGAAAGACAATTGTCCGTTGACCGTTTTCAAAATGATGAAAGTGTTATGGTATTTGTTGGGAACATAAAGGCCGCAGGTGTTGGTATTACATTGACAGCGGGTGAGGCGGTTGTAATGAATGATTTGTCTTTTTTACCGTCAGACCACTCCCAAGCAGAGGATAGAAGTTACCGATATGGACAAAAAAATAATGTATTAGTTTATTATCCAATTTTTGACAATACGGTAGAAGGAATCATCTATGACATACTCAAAAAGAAGAAAGACATCTTTGAAACCGTGATGGGTGACAAGGTAGATAATGGCGATTATGTTCAAGAAATACTAGAACTTATAAATAATTGGAGGCGATAATCAAACTTCGGCTTATTTATAATTAATAAACATTAATAAAAGCCGACCTTATGAAGAATCTTAAAAATAGGATTGAAGTAATTGAAGAAGATTTACAAAAAAAAGAAGTTAAAAGACAACAAGAACAAAAAGTACAAAGAGTTGTCGCAGAAGCCAAAAACATTAAGATAGAAAAATTACCCTATTCTTATTCAGCACTAAAACAATTTATTGACCCCGAAACCATGAGTGTTCATTACAACAAACACTACAAAGGTTACGTTGATAAATTAAATGGGGCATTAAAAGATGATGAAGATTTAACCTTAGAAGAAATTGTCAAAACAATAGACAGTTTCAACAAGTTTATCAGAAATAATGCGGGTGGTGCTTATAACCACCAATTGTTTTGGAAAATGTTAACCCCAAAAACAACAAAACCAGGCCCAATCACACTTAAAAAAATTAATCAAAGTTTTTCATCATTGTCTGACTTCAAAAAGAAATTTGAAGGTCAAGCAAAAGATAGATTTGGTTCAGGATGGTGTTGGTTGGTTCTTACAAAAAGAGGAACCTTAAAAATTATGACAACCCCCAACCAAGACAACCCCCTTATGGATGTTGTTGACCAAGGTGGTTTCCCAGTTTTAGGTTTGGATTTATGGGAACACGCATATTATCTAAGATATAGAAATAGAAAAGACGAATACATAAAAAACTTTTGGAGAGTTGTTAATTGGGACTACGTAGAATCAGAACTTTCAAGAAAGTTAGATAAAACCGTTAAAGAATCTACAAGCGCCAAAGAATTTTTAACCGAAGCTGTTAAAAGTGAACCTTGTTCAACCCAAGATAAAATGGCATCAAAGTTATTGTTTAATACAAACAGAGATGTTCTTAATCTTTACAAAAACGCCATCATGCAAATTTTGAAAGAGACATTTGCCGATAGATACTACAACAAAGATGAATATGCAAAAGGACAAATGTCGGGTGTATACAATTTGGAAGGTGAAGGTAGGTCAGTAATCAATTACTTGAATACAAACTACAGTGCATTTTGTGTATTGAAAAAAGATATAAACAAATATCTTACAAAGGTTGGTGAAGAACCAATAATTTTTTCAGGAAAAACACCAAGAGAACAAGTTATTGAAATGGCAAGAATGTTGAAAGTTCTAAACAAAGTTAAGTTTAGAGTATTCTCATTGGAGTCCGAAACATTTAAAACAATTATGAGTGTGATGGGTGTAACATCAGACAAAGGTAATAAAACTGAAGATGCTGTTGTTGAAAAACTTAAAAAACAATTTGGTGATGAAAATGTGACTCGTATTGGGGAACTTGGAAATAAAGAGGATATGATGACGGGTGTTGATGTTAAGATTATGATTGATGGTGTTGAAAAAACCGCACAGGTAAAACCATTCAGTTACATAACAAGAAACGATGACATGTATAAAGTTGACGGAACCGCAAATGTTAAAAAATATCAAACAAATTGGATGATTTTTATGAAACGTTTGGATGATATGGTAATCTTTGATAATTCAAATACAAAAATTATTGACGGAGTTTATTATTTTCCAATTGATGCCAAGTTGTATCAATTATAATAACCTGATATTTATATACAAAAGACTATGGTAGTTATTGCTGAACCAGAAAGAACCAAACTGTATAACAGGATTTTAAATCAACTTGGTGCTCCATTAAGAGCTGTTGAATTGGAGTTTGAAATGATGGATTCATTACTTGAATTATCCATCGGTGATTATACGCAGTATCTTTATGATTGGTTGATTGAATCACAATGGACAACATTGTATGGTATGAATTTGGATACCCAATCAGTTGCGAACGCTTTAATTAGAAGAAGTCTTGATTGGGAAACTCAATACACTTACGCATATTCTAAAATTGTTGGTCTTCAAAATTCAGGTCCTTGGGTTCTTAAAAAGGATTATTTTGAATTACAACAAAACGTACAAATATATGAAATACCTGCAGGTCGTGAAATTAACGAACTTTTATGGTATTCACCAGCCGAACAAAACAATTTGTTATTTGACCCTTGGTCAATGAATAGTCTTGGTGGTGCTGGTGGAGTTGGAGGACCTGGTGGATTTGCTCAAACAGGTGGTGGTGGAGGTTACTTCATGTTTTCATCATACGATGTGTTGGCAAGACAACAAGATTTAAATCTTAAAAGAAGAATTATACAACCCGATGTTAGTTATCGTGTAACGGCACTTCCTGACGGAAAAAGAGCGGTTATGTTGTATAATACACCTGGTGGTAGATTTGACTTTGGTGATAACGAATTAATGAGGGGTAAAGTTTGGTATTGGTATTATGATACAACCGATAATGACAGAGACCAATGTCTTAAAGATAATCCTGACATTGTAAAATTACCTTCAGATATTCCATTAGACGAATTAAATTGGATTGATTTAAACGACCCTGCAAGACAATGGGTTAGAAGATGGTTCACCGCATACTGTAAAGAAACCTTAGCTCGTGTAAGGGGTAAATTCAGTGGTAACTTAAAGACACCAGATAGTGAATTAACTATGGATTATCAATCTTTGGCTACTGAGTCAAAAGATGAGAAGACAATGTTAGTTACAGAATTAAAAGAAAGACTAGAAAGACTTCGTCCTGAAAAACAAATGGAGAAAGAAGCACTCATCGCCGAAAATTTAAACAAACAATTGAAATTTAGAGCGATGCCTATACCAATTACAGTTGTTTAATATATGCCTATAATCAAATCAATACCGATTGAAAAAATAATCAACGGTTACAGAATCAAAACATCAGAACTTGCAATAGTTTCTGAACCCGAATACACCACAAATGGAGAATATGCCATTGTTATCAGAGGTGTTGATAATTGTAAACTCAAATTAAATTCTACCACAACAGATAGAATCAAAATTAAGGCAATGACCAAGACTTTGATTATACCTGACATGAATAGTATTGATGAAGAATGGGATGAAATTTCATTAGACAAAGGTTCTTGTGTAGAGTTTATTTTCATCAATCAAAATTGGTATATCTTATCTTCAGATGGTTTGAAGATTTGGTAATCCCGTAATTTGATTTTCCCAACCTTCTTCAGCCTTTTCATAGATATAAAAAGGTTCCAATCCACGTTTTTTCCAATAAGACATTTCTTGTTCAGAAATTGTTAATACATCATTTAAATCATCTTGGTCACCTTCACCTAATGGATGTCCATTAATTAATTCACATTGTGCGGTTGTAAATATTCCACGTTTTTCAGGTTCATTTACTATTAACGATTCACGAACTTCATCTTTGAATACAACCAATAATGGGTCAATACGTTTGTTAAAAGTTGCAATTGCTCTTGCCACATTGTAATTTCCTGTTAAATCAGGATTTGCTTCCAATTCCGCAGGGTCCAACAAATAACAATTCAAAACCAAACTATCACCCTTTTTAACTACATCACCATGAGATGCTCTTAACCCGTTATTTACATAAGTAATCACATCACCCAAGTTAACACTTAAGTTGTGGTGAATTGCAAGTTCCATATGTGCTTGACGTGACATTAATGAACCAGCCTTTGTTTTTTGAGTACAACGGAATTTATAATCACTCAAAGAATGTTTAATTCTTGCTCTTTGGGCAATTTTTGCCAAAGGAACTTTCATATCATAAATCTTTTGTAGGTATTCATAGTAATACTCAATAAAATCTTTACCCTGACCTTGAAGTAACATCTTAATTCCTTTATCCAAGAACTCTTCAATATAACCTGGTAATTTCTTTGATTTAATAGTGTTACCAACCAATTTGATTTTACCTTTATCTGTCATCAAAGCGTAATTCTTACGAGCCAAGTTAATACAAGCCGGCCAAACACCATCATTATCCAAAGCCATCTCACCTCTCATGAATATGTCATTGTATTCGGCAATATCCGCAGCTGCACCAACGTATTCTTTACCTTCAACCACCTTCCAATTCAAACCACGACCAATGTATTTACGGTCACTAATATTAGATGGTGATGAAAAGTTCACACCATCCGTATCCATAACCAATGGTTCATATCCACGTTTCATAAAAAAACCAATCATCTGACGTAGGTATTGTCTACCGGTACAAGTAATCTGTTCACCCATGTACATATCACCCCAATGAAATACTTGTGGTGCAGATAACGCTCCAAACATTGAGTTAATAAAGATTTTAATCGGTAACTGTTTACGGTCATATGACTTTGACTTCTTAGGGTCACTCTTCTCAAACTCTTCAGCCAATTGTTTGTACATAATACGAGAATTTCTAAAGTAACCCAATAATCCTTTCATCGCACCTGTCACATCACAATCAGGAAACACATCATGTACCAACTGAATAGATGGATAAAGTGAACTAAAGTCCAACTTCAATACAGATGTAGAATAACCCACTTTAATCAAACGAGACAATCCACCAACAAAGTCAGTCTTATCTTGTTTAGCCGGAATAGCCAAGTTGTACTTATAAGACCAAGCCAACATAATCATCTTCCATAAAGTTGCCGTACCCATCGTACTTACACGCTCATAAGTTGTGGGAACCAACGAAGCCAAAAGGAATGAACCTTGGTTAAACTCGTCATCCACACGTAAGGTTTCATCTAAGTCATCATCAAGATACTGTTCTACAATTTTATCACCTGTAGTCTTGATATATGTACCAGGAAAACGTGTATCAAGGTCATCAAATTGTGGATTATCTGCCTTTTTATACTTTCCGTTTTTAACATTAAACCAATAATCTTCTTTTTTGGCGTACATAGGACCAATTTCAGTGTGGTCAATGTATACACGGTCTTCATCTTGAATCTCCAAGTACTGAGTTATGTATTTCAAACCTGCTGACTTAATGTTTGAGTTAATCGCTTGGGCTCTACGAACTGAGTGTAAGATATCAATGATGTTATACCCCCACATTGAGGTCTGTGGGTATCTTTCTACCTCATTGGCAAGCTTCAACATTTGTTCTTTCTGAGATATGGAACGTTGGGGGTTAAGTGACTTGGCTATCTTCTTTATATCCAATCCAAGTGCCTTGGCTCGTTCAAAAATCCACAACCAGTCAAAGTTAAATGAGTTATATCCACCAATGATAGATGGTTTAAGTTCATTAATTGTATCAAAGAATTTAATTAAACCTAACTTTTCAGTTTCTTCTGTGTCACATTCAATTACCTCGTGGAACCCTTTGTTTGTTTTTATTCCAATCATGAATATACGACCATCCTTTGGTTCAAGTGAGGTCGTTTCTAAGTCAAATACAAGTCGGGTTATGTCATTGTATTCTTCATATCCTTTGAATAGTCGTTTTTCCTTCTGAATAAGATATTGTTCTACAGGAGGTAACATAAGGAACTTGTCCTTTGCTCTATCACCCCAAGGGTCAATACCACCATCACGGAAAAATTGAACCAATGAACGGTATCCACCAAGACATTTAACCATATAGGTTAAACCATTCTCTAATCTTTCATTATCGTGGGTTTCTAATTTGTCAATAACAATTTTATGTTTTGACATGGCCTCTTTTTGTAATCCTTTTGAGCCTTGATAAAAATTTAAACCCTTTAGGTCACCGACCCAAGCAAAAGGTATAAAATTATCTTTTATGATTTGTTTTCCCTTACCAGGAACTTCTTTAACTTTGTAGATTGCGTCTGTCACATAATCAAATTCTATGGACACAATGAATTGTTCGGGGTCGCCACCTTCCAAGAACGCTTTAATTTCTTCGTTTGATATCATTTCTATAAATTTTAACCGAGTGACCTATTATCTTCCGTGAAATACGGAGTTTGTCTTACTCATTGATAAAAGTATAGTCATTAAATTTGTTTCCGTCAACAACACCCGCGAGCGGCTGTTGATATAAAACTATCTTGGACATTGATGAATAATTCATCTCTCAAAGGTAAGATAAGATTTCCTTCAGGTCCACCCAATAAACCATTATTGTATTGAATTAAAAATTGACCGACATAACGACCAACTGTATTTGTATCACGAGCGGTGAATTTAAAATATACATAATACTCGGGTAAATCATTTGGGTCATTTCCAACTACCTCTACAATATATGCGGGTTTTGAAACAATTTTTGGAATCCCACTTCCTTCATTAATCATTGTAAAGAAAATTGACGCTTCGCCTAATGAATCCATAAATGATTGGTATTCACTTCTACCGTCTCTAACCACTTGCATTTTTAAAAGTGGCAATGTTGCGTTTTTCTTAATGTTAAAATCCATTACATATAAATACTCATTAAGATTCTTTTCTTAATGAGCCATCATAAAATTCAAATCTATCATGTTCTGTTGGTGTCATTAACAACATTGCTGGTGTAATATTTCCTTTAATTGTTTCTTGGAACATATAACTCATCCAAGTTTGTTCAAATGGTCTTGCCCATGTTGTTTCTAAGAACATTTTTTTGTTTCCATGACGTGTAACCACTTGTGGCCAATTACAATAATAAATTTCACCATCAATAAATGGGACTCCATTGTATGTTCTAATATTTTTGAATCTTGTTTTTGGAGCATTTGGGTCTTGTCCGTGAACAGGTAATGTTGGTTTTTCAGGCCAATGTTTTACTCTAAAATCTTGTGGTACATTATACCAAGACCATTGTATTCCATTATCACCAAAAAATTCTGAATAATTAAACTTTAAAAAGTCATAGTGATATTTTTTTACAATTTCTATTGTATTTTTGTATAAATTTTGTGCGAATCTGTTAAATCCATTTCTACAAACCTCACCTTTATTAGGATAGAAGAACATGTCATCCTCAAAGAAGAAGTAAAAATCAAATCCATTTTCTTCTGAGTGTTCAGCAATCCATTGTCTACCACCACAAATACCTAAATTGTCTTTCTTAATATGTTCAAAACCATATTTTTCACAAAGTTCCGAGTATTTCTCGGTAGTTGATAAATCTGAAGAATTATCTAATAAAAACTTCTTTGGTTTGTTAATAAAATCCATATCATAAACTTCCATAGATTTCATTAATGTTTCAAATTGGTTTGGACTATTAAATGTTATTACATATAACGCTGAGTTATTATTGTCTAAGTCATCATTTAATGTTGTATTTACTGACTTACATTTTTTTTCTAATTTATCATCTTTTAAATCTTCAAAAAATTTACCAAACAATCCATTACCTTCAATTTCAAAATAATCAATAATGTCCGAGTGTTTATAACACATAATTGTGAATATTGATTCTTCAGTTCCCATTAAATTTTGTGATAAAGTTGAACTTAATAGGTTATAATAAATTCCATTAATATCACCAATTAGACTTTTTGGACCACCAAAAAAACCACCACGGGCAACCATATCAACTTTCGTTCCCGCAATTTGATTTATATTGTCATATGTAAAACCATGTATTTCTGTATTGGCTTCGTATGGGAAACAAACAAAACTAAATTTGTTTGTATATTTTGATAATTTATTCAGAACTTTATCGTGAGTAAAATACCCTGGATGTACGGTATTAGTTAATCCAGCGTCAATCCAAAACATTTGTTCTGAATCAAACGAGTCCATAATTTTAGCATCATTAAGTAAAAACACTTTAGACATTACCAATGGATTATACAATTCTAATTTCGCTTGTGTTGATTCTGATAACCAACCTGCTTGATTGTACCAATTTGGGTTTGTTCTAATTTCTTGAATTTTATCATAAAATTCATTTTTAAACCAATCTTGAGAACGGGTAATAAACATCGTATTTTCACGAGTTCTTCTTTCAAAAACAAATGATTCTAATTCAGAATCACCGAAAATAATCATATTATTTTCTACTTGTAATAGTTGTTCAAACTTATCTAAATAATGTTGAAAAGAACGTGACCATCCTTCTGATAATCCGTCTCTTTTAATATTCCAAAGTCCTGTTACTAAAGTTAATCCGCTCATAATTCTTTTCTCCTACAAGTCCAAACAACATTTTCAAATGTATCTTTATCATAGATGTTTAAATTATTTTCTTCAGACGCTTTTGATATATCGGAATCCGCAATTTCATGCCAATTCCAAATTTTATTTTGAATTTTTGTTTCAAAGACTTCTTTATTTTCGGCATAATCATGAGCCAAAATAAAATCACCATTTTTAATGTATTTTGAAATTACATTAAATTCTCCAATTTTCCATCCACCATCACACAATACAATTGTAATACCATCTTGTTGAATATAATCTTTAACTTCTTGGTCAAAATCTATAAACCCATCAGTAAAAATGTTTTCTACACGAATGTCTACACCACGAGCAATAATATCATCATACCAAGGATGTCTATTAATATCATAACTTCTAATGTTAGTATTCAAATTAAGTTCATCACAAACAATCTTTAAAAAAGTTGTAAATCCCCCCAATGAAGTTCCAATTTCTAATATTCTTTTTGGTTTTACATCTTTAATAAAATTATAAAACACTTCAAACGCGCCATGATATTGTTGTGCGGTGTGTCCTTGAAACCCTGATAAACTATCATTCGCATCAAGGTTAGTAAATTTTGTTATATTTTCTTGTATATTCATATTATTTAAAATCTTACGTGTAAATTACCTGCTTTATCATGAAACTCAAAACAAGATGGTATGTGACCTCTAAAACTATCCCAATCCCACTTCATTTCAGCTTCTAATGCTGATACACCAATATCAAATCCATCAGGGTAATTTCTTATATTATTGTGTATTGAATACCATAAAAACTCTTCCCATCTTCTCACAAAATATCTAAATTTCCAATTGTTTTTAAACACCATAAATTGTTCATTAACAACGTGAGCTTCATCCCACTTTGTGTGTTCAAACACATGATAATCAACCATTTTTCTATCAAAAAAACAACCACTCATATTTTTTTTATGGTCACCAATTTTAGAAGGTCTTTCAAATAAAAAATCTAAATTATTCTTTTCCATATGATTGAACATATTAAATAATTTATCCTCACTAAAATTTTCTGTCATCCTCCAATCGGCATCATTGTATATTATGTAGTCATACCCTTTATCCAAACAATGTTTTAATGACAAAACTTTTAAGTTTAAGAAAAATGAAAAACCTGGATTTCCATCATCATATCTGTCTAATTTAAATAAATCTAAATTAACTTTTGGACCAACTTCACAAAGTTCGTTAGTTGTAATATTAAAATCCGCTGAACATTTTTCGCTATATTTTGTATAACACTCAGAAGCGTTTTTAACGTAAGATTCACCTACAGCTAATGTTGTAAAAATATATTTCATTATGACTCAACAATTTTTTCTAAGAAATTAAGGGTATAATCAAAACTATAATAATCAGGTAATTTGTTATCTACAAAAATTGGAGATTCAATATACTTTCTATGTAATGTTTCGTTATTATCAATTTCTTTAACTAAAGATAAAAAGTCATTTAAATCAGTAAAGTCGTGTAAATTAATAAAACTTTCAGGATTAAAACCTTCTTCTAAAATGTGTTTATTACCAAAAAATATTGGAATTGCCCCACTAAAAAATGCGTGGTATATTTTTTCTTGTAAAATATAATCGGTATTTGTGTAGTGAATTGACATATTAAATTTGTATTTTTGAAACAAACCTATTTTTTCTCTATAAGTCAATCCATCAATTCTACCAAGATATAAGTGATTTTGCCATTGGTATTTATTTAAAGTGTCATCACCCTGTAATGTTTGTCTCCAAGGACCTGAAGAACTAACCATTTTATATTCCGATAATTTATCAAAGACCTCACCCCTAAAATCATTATTTGAAGCTTGAGTAATTGAACAAAAACCAGTATTTCTTTTTGATATTACATCAAAATTTCTTTTTTCGGTTAACCAATTTAAAGGACTATCAACTAACCTTGCCTCATTGTATAAAGTCCACACATCAAAAACACCTGATGGTTGTCTCAAGTATCTTTCGTGTTCAAATTTATTATATCCCAAAGCCCATTGATTTTCATTTGATAAGATTGGACTTCTAAAATCCGCAACCTCACCTGATACATATAAAAATTTTTTATTCTTATCAGATTGATTATGATTTGTTTGTAATTGACCTGTATACGTATCAATTTGACTTTCATTGTAATTTAAATCAGAGTGTATTACAATATCAGGATTTATTGGGTCAATAATTACATTATATTTCTTTGATAAAATAAATTTGAAATAGTTCATCCAACTATGTTGACCAACATTTGGAAACCCTTGTCTGGTTATTCTAATTGTTTTCATTTAAAGTTTGTGTTAATTTAATGGTATTTTCATTATGTGGACCATTATCATGTATAATATAGGCATCCAAATTTAAAAGTGAAACTTCCCCATTTTCTATCTTAACACTATCTTTAGTGTCTAAAGTACTAAAGAAAAAATCACGTTCTTGGTCAATAATAATATCATCGTGAAGTATATATTGAATTGTCCATCTACCTTGGTCATCAATTCCTGTTTGATATTCTTTTTCAATAATATCTTTTAGATGGTCTACAATTTTATCTGTATATCCAAAATAAGTACCAGAATTTAAATACTTACTTTCATTTATAGCTCTTTTATTCTCATACAAATGAGTATAGTTTGTTGGTGGCCATAAACCTTTTTCAGCCCCCATAATAAGACTACAATTTAAAGATTGAAACTTTTCTATAATACCCTCAGGTGATTTAATAAAGTTGGTATCTGTAGCATCTAAAAATAGAATATAATCATATTTCCCAACAATGTTTGATTCAATATATTCTAATACTTTTACTGTTTTATAAAAGTATAATTTATCATAATAAGAACCATCTGTAATCAAACCAGAATTTCTTACAACATGAATATCTTCAGGTGAAAAATACTTTAAAGCATTCTTATAAAAAGAAGGTTCATAATATTCGGGGTAGTCAAATAAAGCCGTTATTAACGCAATATTTTTCATATTAATTACTTGAAATCTGTTTATAGAATTGTTTGATTAAATCACCATCACTATGGAAAATATTGTCTTGTGCGAAAAATTTATAAGGAATTTCATCTTCCCAAAAAACAACAAGTTCATTACCTAAATTATTTTCTAAAACTTTATCAGTCTCTTCAAAAACCTCAATGAATGGGTATTTTGGGTATATACAAATCATGTCATCTTTTACATCAATAATTTGTTTATGATGAGCATTACCCCTATATTTGTTGTCCCATAAAAACATAAACTCATTATATTTTGATGGGATTGCTATATAACCCTTCTTAGATATTTTAGGTAGTAATTCTAATAAATCTGTTGGTGTTATTACATCTTCTAATGTGTGTGAACAGATACTGTAATCAAACTTACCGTGTTCCGCAACATAGTTTAATAACTCAGTCCAGGTGTTTTTATTTTGAATGTTAAAATCAAAAAATTTAACACCCTCTTGTTCTATTTTAACAATGTCGGCAACAAATTTACATTCAGGATATGACCAAAATTGTAAAGAAGCACCAATATCAATTGTTTTATAGTTGTTATCTGATATTAATTTTTTTACGTCACCGATTAGGTTCTTAACAGAACCATTATATTGCCAATGTGTTATCATATTTTTTGTTTAAGAATAGTATATCTTGTTGAATTAATTCGTAGGTCAAAGGATGATTTATGTTTCCAATAAGTTCAACAGGTTTAAAACCCAAGTTATCCATATATTCATAAACAAATTCTTTTGTGGGGGCATTTTGATTGTACTCCATTAAAGATACTTCCATTAGAATACCTTTAGCCTCTTTAATGATATCTAACCCACCATTTATAATATCAATTTCAGAACCTTGAACATCAATTTTAATTAAATCAAATGTTTGATTGTTTAAAAGATTAGAAAGAGTTTTAGTTTGTTTTTTTTCTACAATAATTTGGTCATCATCATAAAAAGACGTATTTTCACGATAAATTGAATTACCCGTACATATTGGTTCGTTTTTTCTAATGTATAAATCAACTTCTTTTTCAGAATCACTCAATAAACAAATTGAATAATCAACATTAAATGTTTCCAATACTACTTCACAACTTTCACTACCCTCAACTAAATAATAATATGAATTTGGAAATATATTTTTAATTTCATTATAAAATTGACCAACATTTGCTCCAATATCCAAAATAGATTTTGGTTCAAAATATTTTTTAATACTCTCTAAACTCATAAATTATTTAAAATAAACAACACCAGTTCCTGTTAAGTGACCAATGTTTGTAATATCATATTTTTCTTTGGTGATTGAACCCCAAAATCTTTCCATTTCAAAATTCAAATGAATATCATCAAGTAACAAATAACCTTTATAGTTAATTGACACCAAATGGTCATAAAATTCTTTTTCAAATGTACCATCGTGGTAAGTGTCCAACATAATATATTTTGAACCTAAAATAACACTGTTGTAATTACCGTTTAATACATTATCAATAATAAACTCAGCGTTTAATGGTGTGTAAT